TCAAGTCTTGTTTTTCGACCGGAAATACCACGCCTTCGCCACCTCCGTGGCCACGATGTATCCGGCGACAATCGCAACCACGGCGGCGAGTTCCGTTGCCGATAGCGGCACGAAGCCGAAGAGCGCACTCATCTCCCCAAGGAATGGAATGGCGAAAGTGGCGGCCGCCACAGCGAGGGTCGACCACAGGAGCAGGCGGCTGGGCTGGCCGCGGAAAGCGGGCTTGCGGGTGCGCAGGACCAGAACCACCGCCAGTTCGGTCAGGAGCGAGATCATGAACCACGAGGTCTGGAACACCGCTTGGCCTGCGTGAAAGACGTAGAGCAGGACGCCGAAGGTCAGCAGGTCGAAGACCGAGCTGATCAGCCCGAAGACAATCATGAATTTCTGGATTTCCCTGACGTTCCAGCGCTGCGGACGGACCACCCGCTCCGGATCGACATTGTCGCTGGAGATCGCGATCGAGGGCAGGTCGGAGAGGAAGTTGTTGAGCAGTATCTGCTTGGCCGCCAGCGGCAGGAACGGCAGGAGCGGCGTCGCCAGCGCCATGCTGATCATGTTCCCGAAATTCGCGCTGGTCGTAATCGAGATGTATTTGAGGGTGTTGGCGAAGGTCCGGCGGCCGTCCTCCACACCGGATCGCAGAACGTCCAGGTCGCGGCTCAAGAGGATGATGTCGGCGCTCTCGCGCGCAACGTCCACTGCCTGCTCGACTGAGATCCCGACATCCGCCGCATGCAATGCCGGCGCATCATTGATTCCGTCGCCGAGATAGCCCACCGAACGGCCGGTGCGCTGTAGGGCGCGCACGATGCGTTCCTTCTGTTGAGGGTCGATCTCGACGAACAGATCGGTCTGTGGCGCGAGATTCCACAGTGCTTCGTCGCGCAGAGCTGCGATCTCCTCGCCCGTCAGCATCGATGTCGCATCGAGCCCGACGGCATGCGCCATGTGTGCGGTCACATATCGATTGTCGCCGCTGATCACCTTGATGGCGATGCCCAGGCGCGCGAGATACGCAATGGTCGCTTTCGCCTCAGGCTTGGGAGGGTCGAGAAAGACGAGGAAACCCCGGAAGGTCATGTCCCGTTCGTCGTCGCGGTCGTAGTCCGCCTTGATCGGGACCCTGCGTGTCGCGACCGCGAGCACCCGAAATCCTTCAGCGCCCTTTGCCTTGAAAGCGGCATCGAGTTCCGCCCGCATGCCTGCGTCCAGAGGAACCTCGATGCCGTCGCGGTCCACCGAGGAGCAGATGTCGAGCACGTTCGCAAACGCCCCCTTAGTCACGAACAGGTGCTGGGTTGGTGCAACACCCTCGGCCAACACGATCGTCAGCCGGCGTCGCATGAAGTCGTAGGGGATCTCATCGATCTTGGTCAGACCGTCAGTGCTTAGCCTGTTGCTCGTCCCCGCCTCAACGATCGCCGCATCGAGCGGGTTCTCGATCCCGGTCTCGAACGCCGCATTCAGGAAAGCGAGCCGCCGAACCTCGTCCGAGGGGCGCCTGGCAGCGTCCAGCACATCGCTCAGGACGATGGTCCCCTCGGTGAGCGTACCTGTCTTGTCGGTGCACAGGATGTCCATGCTGCCAAGGTTCTCGATGGCGTCGAGCCTGCGCACGATGACACCGCGCTTGCTCATGGCGCGTGCGCCGGCCGAGAGCGTCACGCTGGTGATCGCGGGCAGGAGTTCCGGCGACAGCCCCACGGCCAGGGCCACGGCGAACAGCAGCGATTCGATCACCGGACGATCGAGCAGCAGGTTGATCGTCAGCACGAAGAGGACGATCACGACCATCACACGGATGAGCAGGTAGCCGAACTGGCGCACACCGCGAGCGAAGTCGGTCTCGGGCTGGCGCGCCCGAAGCCGGGCTGCGATCGCACCGAACTCGGTTCGGCGCCCTGTCTTGACCGCGAGCACCTTGGCCGTGCCGCTGCGCACCGACGCGCCCAGAAAGACGCAATTCGTCCGCTCCGTGATGGGCGCGTCCGGCCTGACAGTCCCCGGGCGCTTTTCGACCGGGAAGGACTCGCCGGTCATGCTCGCCTCGGTTACCAGGAAATCCGCCGCCTCGATCACGACGCCGTCGGCAGGAATGAGGTTGCCGGCCGAAAGCAGGATGAGGTCGCCGGGCGCTATGGTGCTGACCGGTATCTCTTGTTCTGCGCCGTCACGGATGACGCGGCAGGTCAGCGCAAGGCGCTTCTTCAATTCTTCAACCGCGGTGGACGCCCGGTACTCCTGAAAGAAGCTGAGAAGTGCACTTCCAACAACGATGGCCAGGATGATTCCGGCATCGATCCATTGCTGGAGTACCAGCGAGATCGCCGCGGCAAACGCCAGGATGAGAACAAGCGGGCTTTCGAACTGGCGGAGCAGGAGACGCAGGGCACTCAGATGCGCCGCATCCTCGACGCTGTTAGGACCAACGACGGCGAGCCGGGCTATCGCGCCATCAGAGGTGAGACCGGCTGGGCTGGATCCCATCGAGGCCGCCAGCGTGACATGATCTACGCTCCAGTAGGGACTCCTATCGCCGGCGTCCTGCATCCGCTCTATCAATCCCCTAGTCTGGCTCATTCCGACGAATACGCCAGGGACGTTGGCGATGCGCAATCGGATGTGGGGAGGTGATCGTTATGGCAGAGAGACCGCCATGACTGATCCTCCGGGGCGCTCGGGCAAATCGTAGTCAATCCAGAGGGTTAGCGGGGTTCGGTAAAAAATTCTGCGCCCGGTTTGCTTTGGCAGTGAACGACGCATTTTGAGCAATACCGATCACTTTTGCCGCCATCTTTGGCAGGAAACCGATCAAGAGTTTTCGCTTCTTGGTGACCGTTTGGCGCGGATCGATCTGCGAAGGTCGGCCAGCGCCACCCGAAGCCCGCCCCGAAACTCGGCGTCATCGTCGATATCGAAGACCTTGTCGTAGATGCGAGCAGCCGCTTCGCCAAGCTCTGCTTTGCTGACGGGCTCTTTCTCCTCCACATAGACGCTGTCCACGGCGGCGAACACCCGCCCAAAGACCGCCGGATCAATGCCGGTCTTGTTGTAGATGGCGGCAGCGTCAATGCCTCGGACCTTCGCTCCGTTGCCGGTGGCAAGCCATTCGAGGCTCACGCCGGCCACCTCCGCGATAGACGCCAATGTCGCGGCCTTGGGCGCCGACTTTCCCGACAGATAGTTCTCCAGCGTCCTGCGCGGAATGCCAGCTCTGCGTGAAAGCTCATCGCCACTTCCGGCTATCCTTGCACATTCCCTGATGCGATCTCGCAAACCAGTCTCCGTTTCGGAATTCATTGGCGGTACTCCGAAGTTTTTCTCCGAAAAGGCGAAGTCGCCGTTTCCCTTAGCTTTTCAACGACATAGCAACAAGTTGCTAGATTTAGACGCACACTCAAACTCCGAACCGCATTTTTGGCTTGATCGAATAACCAGATATGGCCATATTTGGCGTGGTTAATTCGACGGCTCAATACATAGGGAATACCACTTTGGCGGCCCCAAAAAATACCGCTGAAAAGCGGGCGTTAGGCATCCCGACCAGCCCAGCCGAACGCAGGGCATGGGTCGTCTACCAGTTGAAAATTCGCGGCCTTTCGCTTGCCTCCATCGCTCGTGATGAGGGCGTCGTGCAACAGGCCGTTGCCTCCGCACTCCTCGTCCCCTCCAGCCACCTCGAAGAGGCGATCGCCCGCGCTCTCGACGTGTCCGTCATAGCGCTCTTTCCAGAGCGCTTCACCGCAGACGGGCGTCGCCTCAACCCGCAGCGATCTCGCAATCGTAACAGCGAGCCGGCAGCCCGCAATGTTGAAAGCAAGGGGGCGGCATGAACATGACGCGCCCCAGCCGGACCATCGCCGACCCCGCTCAAGTCAGTTTCTTCGATACGCCCTCCCCCGTCGCCGGTCCGGAACTTTCGACGCGACTCCGCGAAGCCCTCGCCGAAGCGCTTGCCTCCGCCAAGGAAACGGCAGGCCGCGACCGCTACGCCGTCGCCGCCGAAATGTCGCGGCTCATGGGTCGGGACATGACGAAGAACATGCTCGACCGCTACACCGCCCCAAGTGCCGACGAATGGCGCTTCCCGCTGGAGGCGCTGCCGGCACTGATCGCGGCGACAGGCGACACCCGGATCGTAACGATCATCGTCGAAGCTTGCGGCTTCAAGGCGATGCCCGGCGAGGCAACCGCCATCGCCGAACTGGTTGCCCTCGAACTGCAAAGCCGCGCGCTCAAGAAGCGTATCGCCGCCGCGCGGAAGCGGATGCCGCCGCCGGCGCAAGAGTGGGCGGAGAAGGAAGCCGAGCGGAGGGGACGTCGATGAAGGCGTACCTGACCGCTCGTGAGCTGGCCGAGATGTGTCTTCCGTCAATGCCCGAGAGCGAACGCGCGTTCCAAATCCGCGCGGATCGCGAGGGCTGGGCCTTCCGAAAACGTGACGGTCGTGGCGGCGGGCGAGAGTATTGCGTGAAGTCGCTGCTCAAAGTCCTTCCCAAAGATGCATGCGACGCGCTCATCACCCATCTAACAACCGCTGAACCTGCGTTGGCGGCCCTGCCGGTCGCAACGCAGTCGTCGCTCCCCGCCGTCGCGCGCGATCTCGCGACGATGGCCGATTGGCAACGCCGCTGCGCCGATGCGCGCGCGCTGATCTTGGCGGAAGTCGAGCGACGTACCTCGCTCGTCGGTGTCGATCGCGCCATCCTCTCGGTCGTTGACGATGCGCAGCGAAATCAACTCCGCTCCGACCTCGCGGATTGCATTCCCCTCGCCAACGCGCGCGGTGGCCGAACAGGCAACCGGACGCTCTCCTATCGCACGGTCTACCGTTGGCGCGGCCAGCATCAGGCGGATGGCTGGGCGGCGCTGCTACCGGCAGACGGCGCGCGCGAGCAGCCAGTGCCGGCATGGGCCGAAGCTCTCCTCAAAGCCTATCGCGTGCCGATGCACAAGAGCCTTGCTGCCGTGCTCGACGACATGCGCAAAGAGCTTCCGGCCAACACGCCTATGCCGAGCTACGGTCAGGCGCGGCGCTTTCTCGACCGCATGTCGATCGTCGATCGCGAGCGCGGCCGTCATGGCCCAAACGGGCTTCTCAAATTCAAGGCGCACAAGCGCCGTTCAACAGCCGGTTTGCAGCCGCTCGACGTGGTGACGGCGGACGGCCATTCGTTCAAGGCCGACGTCGCGCATCCGCGTCACGGCCAGCCGTTCCGTCCGGAAGTCTGCGCCTTGCAGGACGTCGCCACCCGGTACGTCTTCGGCTGGAGCGCGGGCCTCGCCGAAAGCTCGACCGTCGTCATGGACGCGATCCGTTGCGGGGTCGAGCATCTCGGCCTCTTCGGCATCTTCTACACGGACAATGGCGCCGGCTTCGTCGCCGACGCGATGACTGCCGACGTGACCGGCTTCCTCGCGCGCGTCCATGCGACGCCGATGAATTCGCTGCCCGGCCGCGCGCAAGCGCGCGGCAAGATCGAGCGTCTGCAAGGGACGCTCTGGAAACGCGCCGCCCGCAAGCTACCGACCTTCAATGCCCGCGACATGGACAACGAGGCGCGGCGCAAGGTTGTGAAGCTCGTTGCGAAAGACATCAAGAAGCGTGGCGCGTCCCGCCTCCTGCTCTCATGGCGGGACTTCCTCGACTTCTGCGCCGACCAAGTCGCCGCCTACAACAATCGGCCGCACCGCTCGCTGCCGAAGACACGCGACGCCGAGACGGGCGCGATGCGTCATATGTCGCCTGCCGAAGCGCTCAATGCGGCGCGGCTCACGGGCTGGGCACCGGAGACGCTGACCAATGCGGAAGCCGCCGATCTCTGGCGTCCCTACGAGCTGCGCACCACGCGACGCGGCGAGGTCTCCTTGCCCTGGGGCCGCTACTTCCATCAGGCGCTCGTGCCGTTCGGCGGCGAGCAGGTGCGCGTCGGCTACGACATTCACGACGGCTCGAAGGCATGGGTTCGCACGCGCGACGATGGCCGCCTGATCTGTGTCGCGGTTCGTGACGGCAACGTCATCCCCGAACAGCCCATGTCGAAGGTGGAGCACGCGCGCGAGAAGCGCAGCGCCGGCCGCCTGAAACTCATCGATCAGCATCGCGCCGACGTTCTCGCGGAAGCCGGTCCCGGCCTCATCGAGCATCAGCCCGAAATGCCAATGACGCCGGCGGTCTCGCGTCGGCAGGCGGAACTTGAAGCCGAGCTGCTCACGCCGGCCGAAGCGCTTGCCGATCGCGTCGTCGACATCGACGGGCCGACCACGCGCCGCCGCCGTGCGCTCGAAGTCGAGCGCCGCTTGGAGGCTGGGGAATTCGTCGACGGAGAAGATGCGCACTGGCTGCGCATCTATCAGGAGACACCGGAATATCGCGCCTTTCGCGCGATGTACGAGGACTTCGGCGAGGCAGCTCTCGAAGCCTGAAACGAAACGACGCTCCTCGCCGGAAACGGGGAGCGCCGCAATCAACAGAGAAAGCTAGAGACGAGAAAATGACAAAAGAAACATCCGACGTCAACACCATCGCTCCGTTGCGCAACGTGTCGCTGCTCGCGGAGCTAGTCGAGCGCGTGCAACGCCGCTCGGCCGGGCTTCCGGGACTTGCCTGCTTCAATGGGTTCTCCGGGTTCGGAAAGAGCTTCGCGGCAATCTATGCGGCGAACAAGTACCGCGCCTACCACGTGCAGGTGAAATCGGTCTGGACGCGGAAAAAGCTCTGCCTCGCCATCCTGCAAGAGATGGATATCAAGCCGGCCGCGACGATCCCCGAAATGGTCGATCAGATCGGTGAGCAGCTTTCGCTCTCGCGCCGGCCGCTCCTTGTCGACGAAGCGGACATTCTGGTCGCCAAGGGCATGATCGAGATCGTTCGCGACATCTACGAGAGCAGTCAGGCCTCCATCATCCTCATCGGCGAAGAGAACTTGCCGGGCAGCCTCAAGCGCTGGGAACGAGTTCACGGCCGCATGCTCGATTGGGTCGCGGCGCAGCCCGCCTCGATCAGCGACGCCAAGCATCTCTCGAAGCTCTACTGCAAAGGGGTCGAGGTCAGCGACGATCTCATGGACGCTCTCCACAAGAAGGCCGGAGGCAGCGTCCGCCGCGTCTGCGTCAATCTCGATCGGCTTCGCGAGCACGCGCAAACGCAACGTCTCCAGAAGGTCGGCGTTGCCGACTTCGATCCGGCCGGCTTTTTCACCGGCGACGCGCCCGCACCGCGAGGCCGTGTGTGATGGCGCGCAAACCCGTTCACCTCACCATGACGCCCGACAAGGTCACCGGCCGGCAAGCCGTGTGGCAGGCGGTGCGGCGTCTCAAGCGCTTCACGCTCGTCGACCTGTGGCATGAGACCAAGGAAGAAAGAGCGACGGTCCGAACCTATCTCACCGCGCTCAAACGCGGCGGCTATGTCGGCACCGTCGGGAAGCGGGCGCCGAAGACGACGGCCATCGGCATCCGCTCGCACGCGCGGTTTCAAGAGCAGGTCTACAAGCTCGCGCGCGACGTCGGCATCGAAGCGCCCCGGCTCAAGCGGGACGGCACGCCTTCGACCCAAGGTGCTGCCCGCGAGCAGATGTGGCGGACGATGAAGCTCATCGGCGACTTCACCTTCCGCGACCTCGCTGTCGCCGCCGCGACGGAGGCGACGCCCGTCTCCGAAGTCGATGCCCGCGACTACGTCAAGCACCTCTACCGCGCCGGCTACCTCCAGATCGTAACGCCCGCCACGCCACGCTCGCTTGCGGCCTACCGCTTCATCCGGGTGAAAAACACGGGGCCACGCGCACCGATGGTTCAACGGCTGAAAAGCGTCTTCGACCCGAACACCCGGAAAGTCGTCTGGCAAGAGGAGACCTCGGAATGAAGGCAATCGAGAAGGCCACCGCATCGTGGGGTGACGGCATGCCGGACTGGGTCCGCATCGTCGCCGCCGAATGCGAGCGCGTGGGACAACGCGCCGCCGGCGCGCGCGTCGGCTACAGCGCCGCGACGCTCAACATGGTTCTCGCCAACAAATACGGCCGGGACAGCACCACGGGACGCGGCACCATCGAAGCCGTTGAACAGGCGGTGCGCGGCACGCTGATGAACGAGCACGTCAATTGCCCGGCAGTCGGCGAAATTCCGACCGACATGTGCCTGCGTAATCAAAAGGCGGGCTGGGCTCCGCACAACCCGCAGCGCATCCAGCTCTATCACGCCTGCCGTGGCGGATGCGCGCATTCCCGCATCGGAGGCAAATGATGAGCATCTCGAACGATATGCGCAGCGCCGTGCGGGCGCTGATGGCGCACTACAACGCCGGACAGCTCCCACCGGGCTTCATGCGGGCTTTCGACGCCAACTTCTCCTCGCTCGCCGAGCGGGTGGAGCAGCTCGAAACCACGGTCGTCCCCGGCCATGCTCGCGGCGTTCGCGGGGAAGAGCTTCCGGGCAATGTCGTCCCGTTCACCAGGCCGCGCACGGCATCGGGCCACGCGGCCGACGGAGGCGCGGCATGAGCGGGACGATCCCTCTCAATCAGGCCGCTCCCGCGCCAATCAGAGTTCTCGACGTCGCCCGCCGCGTTCTGGCGGCGAGACAGCGACCCGAGCTGGCGACTGTTTCTTCGCGGGAACTCCACGGCGCGACGGCCGTCGTGTCGATCGAGAAGTGCGCGGACGGAAAGACCCCCGGTCGGCTCGCGAAGGCGCAGAACGATCTCGACCACTTCGCCGAGCACCTCGGCGAGTACGGCTATCTGGAGACCGCCCATGCCGGCAATCGTTGAACGACTTCGGACGTTTCACGTGGAACGCCGTCTCCCAGACGCCTTCGCGTTCGTCCGCGACCTGATGGCTCATATCCGCCGGGCGCGGCTCGAAGGCATCGAGGAGCGGGCGCGTCTCGCCGAAGCCCACCGCAAACGGCTCGCCGAGCGAGCGGCCAAGCGGGCCAAGAAAGCCGAGTGGGACCGCATCGGCGCCACCTGCCTCGCCATTCACATCCTCACCACCACGAGCACCACCGCTCGCGAACCCGGAAAAGGCTGGAACTGACCATGACCACACTCGCTCTCACGACCGGACTGATCGACATCAACGGCAAGCCGCACATGACGGACACGCGCGGGCGCTACACCCCGCTTGAGAATGTCCGCGACACCGACAAGCTCGAAGACCAGCTCGTGCGCATGATCTTCGACTACGCCGACGAATTGCACGAGCAAATCGCGCGCTTCAAGGGCCATTGCTTCGACGATATCGGCTCGCATCTGGCTCTCGTCGCCGAGAAGTACGGCGCGAAGGCAAAGGGCGGCGTCAAGGGCAACATGAGCTTCACGTCCTTCGACGGATGCCTGCAAGTTCTGGTGGCGGTCGCGGACTTCGTGACCTACGGACCGGAACTCCAGACGGCCAAGGAACTCTTCGACACCTGTCTTTCGGAGTGGGGCGCGGGCGCGCATCCTGCGATCCGCCAGCTCCTTCAGGACGCGTTCAACACCGAGAAAACGGGCCACGTCTCGCGCGACCTGATTTTCCGTCTCCTCCGCACCGAGGTCGACGATCCGCGCTGGCGCGAAGCGCAACGGGCGCTCAAGGACTCGATGAAGACGGAGCGGAGCAAAACCTATATCCGCTTCCGCCGCCGCGCCCGGCCGACCGACACGTGGGAGAAGGTGACGATCTCCATCGCCTCGGCGGAACTCCCGCCGGCGGCGCGCGACGCCGCCGAGTGAGGATGGCCGGAATGTCGCGCCGCGCTCACCGCAACGCCGACACTTCCGACCTCTTCAACCGGGCGAACGCCGCCCGCATCGAAGAGGCCCGCCGCCGTGTGCGATTGGCGCGGGCCTCACACGGCGGCGTCAGAGCCGCAGAGCAAAACCTTCAACGGACCGTCCTGGACATTTTACGCGAGGAGCTTGGGAAGAGATGAGCAATGGATACACGAAGGAGCCGTGGCTATATGCCGGCCGACTTGGGTTCGGCCACCTCATCGATCCGAATATCGCTGTGGCCTACGGCGGCGAGCACAGCGACCGCGCGGAATGCGGAGAGGCCAACGCCCGCTTGATCTCCGCCGCACCCGATCTTCTGAAAGCCTGCAAACTCCTGATGAAGAGCGTCGAGAAAGAGGCAGTGACGCGGAGCGCCGAGAGCATCTCCGGCTTTCCCGAAGGACGTGCGGCGATCGCGAAGGCGGAGGGCCGGGAATGACAGCCCGTTCTTCGCTCACCGCCCAGATAGCCGAGATCGACTATGAGCTGGCGCAGCGACGCCGTGTTTACGCGCGGCTAGACGCCTCCGATCCTCGCGGCAGATCGGAGCGCGATCTGCATATGAAGCTGCTTGGCGAGGTGCGCCAGACGCTCAGCGCGGTCGAAGCCACCGGCCGTCAAGAGAAACGGGCCACTGCCGAGCAGGAGGAGGCCGTTACGCCATTCCTCCGCGCCGCCGAAGTTGGCGTCCGCGTTCGCCACGCCATCGCGACGCACCGCCGTTTCGAGACCGAGCCCGAGGAGATCGAAGGTTCCGAGGTGACCCTCGGCGTCATCGCGGCCACGCGGCAATTGCGCTGGTCCGACTTCGCCGCGCTTCTCGCGGCATGGGGGGGCGCATGATGAAGCGGTTCCTCGCCTGCGCGGCGGCTTTGGCTCTTGCCGCTTGCACCACGGCCTATTACGGCGCACCTGACGCCGCCATGCTCGCCGCCGCGCGCAAGGCTCACGGCAAGGTGTTCGTCATCGACTGGAGCCTCGGCGGCACCGTCACCGTCGCCGACGCCGCTTTCCTCAGAATGGCTCTTGAAGGTGTGCAGGTGCATGTGGTCGGCACATGCGCGAGCGCCTGCATCCTCGTTCTCCGCCACAGGAACGTCTGTTACGCGCCCGGCGCGCGCTTTGTGTTCCACGGCGTCACGAAGCTCGGCCGGTATGACGAACGCGCCAGTCGCCGCTTCGAGCAGTCCTTGCCGAAGAAGATTTCGGAGTGGTCGGCCGCCAACGGCGCGATGAGCGACCCCGGTATCCTTACGACGTTGACAGGCACAGAGGTCGCGCGCCTTGACGACACGGACCGGACGTGCCCGGAGGATCGCTCATGAGCACGCGCGGCTGGTTCTTCGCCATTCTCCTAGGGCTGCTTGTTGCCCTGCCTTGGTGGGTCGGTGTGGCCTCGATCGTCGGAGGACTGATCAGATGAGCCGCCGTGGCCGTTACCTTTCTCCCGTTGCGCTCGACGCGCTCATCGCCGATGCCGGTCTCGATGAATTCCACGAGATGCTGACCGGCATGGGATTTGTCCTGCGCTCGCCCGCCCGCCCTTTTTTGCACCGCAACTCGGATGTGTCGTTCCGCTTCGTCTGGCGGCGGCGCGCGCCCGGCCTGTCGTCGAGCGTCGTGCGCTCCATCCGCGTCACACCCGTGAGGAAGCAATGACCGATCATCGTTCCAACATCCCACCTCGATCCCCGTCGCCCGTGCAAACGCTCGAAGCAATGGCCGCCCAAGTCGCAATGCTGAACCAGAACGTCTCGCAACTCTCTCTCACGATCGCCCGCGCGCTTGTCGAGAACAAGCTCGGCGGCCCGCTGCGTGAGATCGTCGAGGCGGTCTCGCGATATTTCGACGTGTCGGTCGAGAAAATCCGGGGGCCCCGGCGCTCCGCCGTCTACGTCACGCCAAGGTGGACCGCTATCTACCTCGGTTGCGAACTGACGGGCTACAGCCTGTCACGTGTCGGAAGGTTCTTCCACCGCGACCACACGTCGGTCATCCATGCGCTCCGCTCGATCGACGAGTGGCGGCGCCGGAACGACGAAAGGGTCGCGCATATCGTCGCCCTTCGCACGGCGTTGGAGCCCCGCATCGCGGCGCTCGTCGGCGTCGATCGCGCCGGGCCGGAGATCGCGGAGACCAAAGAATGAGCAAGGTTTCGACGAAGCCGGCGATCTCCGGCACGCGCCGCGCGCTCTACGGGAAGACCGAGATCGCCAAGAAGGAACTTGGCCTCGACAACGATACCTTTCGCGATCTTCTTGGCCAGCGCTACGGCAAAAGAAGTCGAACGGAAATGAGCGAGGCCGAGCTGGTCGACCTCGTCGAGCATTTCAAGGGTCAAGGTTTCACGCCCCAGAAGGCGAACAAGAAGGCGAAAACGGGTCGGGCGCTCGCGCAAGGCGGTGAACAACGAAAAATGCGCGCGCTATGGCTGTCTCTCTGGCACCTCGGCGCGATCCCCGATCCCTCGGAGGAGGCCCTTGCGGGCTTTGCGCGTCGCGTCACCGGCGGCAAGGAAACCGGCATCGCGGCGCTTCAATGGTTGCATGGCGAAGCTGCCTCCAAGGTCATCGAGGCGCTGAAAGAGCGCGCCGTTCGCGATGGCGGCGTGAGCTGGGCGCCTTACAAGGACGCATCCGGCCGCGTGCTCGGCTTCAACGACCGGACGCGCGTCATCGAGGCACAGCGGCGAAAGCTTCGCGCGCTCGGCTATCAGCCGACTTTCGCCTATGAACACATGCTGTCCGCGACGGCGGCCGACAAGCTGATCGCGGTACAGGGCGCGGCGCTTCGCGCGCTCCTGGAGGCGCGCCGTGACTGACACACCGAACCCGATGCGCGGGTGGCCAGCGTCCCTCGTGAAGCTCGCGGAGATGATCGGCCTGGCCGCCACGCTCAGGCTCGTCGATGCCTATGGCGGTGACGGCGTCTACGTGCCACAGCACGTCGACCCGGACAAGCCCTTCGCGCAGATCGCCGGTTTGACGGCCGCTGAAATCCTCGTCCAGCACTATGCGGGCGAGAAGCTGGAGATCGCCGCGCTCGCGGGCGTCAGGCACAAGAAGCCCTTGATCGCCGAAGCAAGGGGGCCGGTTGCGGAAGTTGCCCGGAAGTTCGCGGTGACGGCGCGCTGGGTCCGGTATTGCCGCGCCTCTATGCGGCCGGACGATCGTCAGCTAGACATGTTTTCCGCCCAACCCGCCGCCGATACAGACGCCGCCAAATCCGACGGCGGAAGCGGTTCAGCCTGAACGATCCTCCGCGCCGCCGTCATCGTAGGCGCATGAACATTCGCCAGCTCCGCGACGAGATCATACATCCGACGCTCAACTATGTGGGCTCGGTCGATGGCGGCTTTGCGTCCGCAAGCGCCGTCGAGCTTCTGCTCGGCACGGCCGCAACCGAGAGCGGCTTCCAGCACCTCGTCCAGATGAATGGCGGCCCGGCGGTCGGCATCTACCAGATCGAACCCGACACCTTCCTCGACATCAAGGCGAACTATCTCAATTCGCGCCGCGACCTCGCGAAGCGCGTGCGCTCGCTCACGGGCTCCGTCCCGGCCGAGCGCGAACAGCTCATCGGCAATCTCTTCTTCGCCACCGCGATTGCGCGTCTCGTCTATTGGCGCTCACCCGTCAAGCTCGCGGCTCCCGGCGACGTGGCAGGCCACGCCCGCGTGTGGAAGCAGGTCTACAACACGCCGCTCGGCGCGGGCCGGCCGGCGGACTTCATCAACGCCTATCAGCGCCTCGTCGCGCCAAACATCTAGGAACCTCCAATGTTCAAGAGAGCCTTTCTCTTTGTCGCCGGCGCTCTTCTCGCGCTGGCGTTCGTCGCCGTTCTTTCGCCGGCGGCCTTTGCCGCCGATGCCGCTGCCGCCTCGACGTCGATCGACTTCCAGTCGGTTGCGACACTCGTCCTCGCCGCCCTCGCGGCGGCGGTTGCCGCCATCGCCCGCGTCGGCGTCAAGGCGCTGACCGGCTATCTCGAAACCAAGACCGGGATCGAACTCGACGCATCGACGCGCGCCTACCTCAACACCGCGCTCGACTCGGCGGTAGGCTGGGCGACGCTCAAGGCGAGCGAGAGGCTCGGTCGACAGCCGATCTCGATCGACGTGAAGAGCGCGGTGGTCGCCGACGCGGCGAATTATCTCCTCGATCGCGTGCCGGACGCTCTCGCGCATTTCAGCCTGACCAACGCCGATGTCGAACAACTCATCGAGGCGCGGCTCACCGGCATGTTCAATGTCGATGCGCCGGAACCCGAGACGGCTTCCTGACATGTGGTCCGCGCTTTTTTCCTCCCTCCTCGCGACACTGGCCCGGCTCATCGCCGGGTCGGTTGTTGCGCGCGCCGCAGGGCGAAGCGAGGTCCAGCAACAGCAAACCGACGAAGTGGTGAAGGCGAAAGATGAGCAGGTCAAGATTGCGGCTGAGCCTGCCGCTGATCGCAGCACTCTCCTTGAGCGGATGCGTAACGGCGGCCTCTAGCCCACCGCCGATGCCGCCATCCGCATGTCCCGCATGGCCGTCGGCCGGTCCCGCCGTCGCGGCCGAGCTGGAACGGCTTCCGGCTGACCAATTCCCGGCGACTTGGGAATGGTTGGGGCGTCTCGACAAGCTGGCGCGGCAATTGGGCAACCCAAAATGAACGACATCGATTTCGCGCAACAGATGGAAGAGCGCGAACGGGACGCCATCGTCGCCAAACGCCAGCGCGTCCATCTCGGCGCGACCGATCGCACCGTCCGCCCGGGCGAATGCATCGATTGCCACCAGCCAATTCCGACCGAACGCCTTCGAGCAAGGCCGGACGCCACCCGATGCATCGAATGTGAAGACTTTGCCCAAGAGGCGCGTGAGCGATTTTTTCGACGGGGGAAACGATGAGCACTGTGATGCAGTACTGGCCCGTTGCCATGCTGCTCCTCAATGGACCTTTGGCCTGGGTGGTGTGGGGAATGAAAAAGGAATTCGCGAGCAAGACGGATTTGGCGAACGTGGTCGGCGACGTCGCCGGCCTCAACAAGCGCGTTGAACTTGTCGAACACGACCTCCTGCACCTGCCCAACAAGGACGATCTTCATCAGGTACGCCTCGATCTCTCCGAGGTCGTGGGTGAGCTTCGTGAATGTCGCGCCGACTATCGCAACCTCTCGGGTCTCATCGAGCGCACCGAAGCGGCCGTCACCCGTCACGAGCAAATCTTCGCCGACGCCGCCCGGAGGATCAAATGAACGAGGAGTTCGCGGAACCGTGGACGCAGCATCTCAGGCTCGCAGTCCTGCGTGCGCTTCTGGACCTGCCCGAACAGTCCGGTCACGAGAGCCTCATTGTCGACATGGTGAACGCAGTCAACATCATGGCGGATCGCGATCAGGTGCGCGGCACCATGAGCTGGCTTCACGAGCAGCGCCTCGTCGTCGCTGACGTGCGGAAGGGCTGCCTCGTCGCGCAGCTCACCGAACTGGGTGAGCGGATTGCCGAAGGCCGGCGCAACTATCCGGGTGTTAAACGGCCGTCCCGCGCCCTTGCGACCGCCGTGCGTCTCGCCCTCGACAAACTCAAGGATTGACGATGGCGCATCCGCCGGAACTCCGCGCCAAGGTGCGAGCATCCTATGTTCACGAGCGCCTGCCGCTTGAGACGGCGGCCGAGAAGCATGGCGTCTCCTATCCGACGGCGCGGCGTTGGAAAGCTGATGCCGAGAACGATGGCGACGACTGGGAGCGTGCGCGCTCCGCCGCACGACTTGCCGGCGACGGCGTGCGCAATGTCGTTCAGATGATGCTCGAAGATTATTTGCAGCTTCATCAATCGACCGTCGAGGCGGTCAAGGCCGACGAGAAAATGGGTCCGCTCGCCAAGGCCGAAGTCCTTTCGCGGCTCGCGGATGCCTTCACCAAGACGATGGCGGCGGTCGGCAAGGCGAGCCCCGAGCTGTCGCGCCTGGCGGTCGCGACCGACGTGCTCCAGCGCTTCGCCAAATACATCGCCGCCGAAGTGCCCCATCTGGCGGAACCGCTGCTCGAAGTCATCGAGCCATTCGCCGCCGAACTCGCGAAGGACTACGGGTGATGGCGCGCGCTCGCGGATTTGCGGGTGGCGGCAATGTCACCAAGACCGAGTTCAAGGAGCTGATCGCGGCAACCGCCGCCGAACTGCGCCGCCGCATCGAAGCGGAAGTCACCGGGCTCGACGACAGCCCGCGCGCCATTGCCGAACGCCGCGCAAGGACGCTCGCGGCAGACGGCTACGAGTTCTTCGCGCGGACCTACTTTCCGCACTACATCAAGTCGCCGACGTCGAGCGCGCTTCACCGCCACCTCTACAAACGCCTGCCCGAGATCGTCTCCGCGCCGAAGGGACAGAACGACGCGATCGCCGCGCCGCGCGGCGAGGCGAAATCGACACATTGCTCCCAGCTCTTTCCGCTCTGGTGCATCGTCCGCCGCGCCAAGTGGTACGTCCTCATCCTGATGGATGCCTTCGACCAGGCCGCGACGATGGGCGAGGCGATCAAAGCCGAACTCGAAGCCAACCCGCGTCTCGCGCTCGACTTCCCGGAAGTCACCGGGCAAGGCCGCGTATGGAAGGAAGGCGTCTTCGTCACTAGGACTGGCGTCAAGGTGCAATGCTTCGGTTCCGGCAAGCGACTTCGCGGTCTGCGCCACGGGCCACACCGCCCGGACCTCGCGGTACTCGACGATATCGAGAACGACGAGAATGTGAGGCGTGTCGAGCAACGCGACAAGCTCGAAGGCTGGGTCGACAAGGCCGTGCTGAACGTCGGCGCGGCGGACGGCTCTCTCGATGTGCTCTACATCGGCACCATCCTGCACTATGACAGCGTCCTCTCGCGCAAGCTCCGCAACCCGATGTGGCGCGCGGTCAAATTCGCCTCCGTCGTCCAGTGGCCGGACCACATGGACCTCTGGGACAAATGGGAGGAGACGCTCCGCAACGACGGCGCCGACGCGGCCGAGCTCTTCTACGCGGCGAATAAGCCTGAGATGAATGCCGGCGCTCGCGTGAGCTGGCCGGAAGTTCGTCCGCTTCTCGCGCTCATGGAGCTTCGCGTGAAGATCGGCCGCGCCGCCTTCGATGCTGAGCAACAGAACGATCCGGTCTCCGAAGAGGATGCGCTCTTCGGCACGATCACGTTCTGGGTCGATCGGCTGTCGGAATGGATTTTCTTCGGCGCCTGCGATCCCTCTCTCGGCAAGCAGAACAAGGGCCGCGACCCCTCGGCGCTGCTCGTCGGCGGGCTCAATCGCGAGACCGGCATTCTCGATGTCGTCGAGGCGAGCATCCGCAAGCGGCTTCCGGATCGGATCATCGAGGACGTCATCACGCTGCAAGCGGACTATCACTGCCTCAAGTGGGCGATCGAGGCCGTCCAGTTTCAGGAGTTCTTCCGCACCGAACTCGTGAAGCGCTCGGCCGCGCGCCTCATTCCGGTCCCCGCGGTGCCGGTCATCCCCAGCTCCGACAAGAACCTCCGCATCGAATGCCTGCAACCGCATGTCGGCAACGGGCTGATCCGCTTCCATCCGCGTCTCGTCGCGCTCATCGAACAGATGCGGCACTACCCGATGGTCGACCATGACGACGGTCTCGATGCGCTGGAGATGCTGTGGTCGATCGCGATCGGCGGCGGACCTTCGGCCGGCGTCACGATACCGCCCATCGGCCGCACCTTCGGAAATTCGTCCGGCCGCATGTTCGGCCGTCAATCTCTCAGCATGTACGGGAGGCGTTGATGCGCTTCGTTGAAACCGCCTATCGCGTGTTGTTCGGTCGAGGCGCCCCGGCCGCCACCGCCGACACGGTCGCCGCGCCGGCACGAATGACGGAAGCGGCCGGCGTCACCGTCAACGACGACGATGCGGGCTGGCGTCGCGTCGGCGCCGACAGGGGCCGCGACCTCGCGCCGATGGTGCAATCGCGCATGCAGCAGCTCGCCGCCTATCAGTGGGAGACGAACCGCATCGCCAACCGGCTGATCGAGTTGCCGACCGCGTTTCTGCTCGGCGAGGGTGTCAGCTTGGAGGTCGACGACCCGCAGGCGCAAGCGTGGCTCGATGAATTCTGGCGCGACCCGATCAATCGGATGGACCTCAATCTTGAGAAGCATGTCCGCGAGCTGGCTCTCTTCGGCGAGCAGTGCTGGCCGGTGTTCGTGAACGAGCTCACCGGCTTTACCCGCCTCGGCAAGGTCGATCCCTCGGCCATCGAGAAAGTCATCGCCGACCCGGACAATATCGCCGTCGCCATCGGCGTCATCGTTCGCGCCGGCAACGGCAAGCGCCGGCTCTATCGTGTTATCTACAACGGCGACGATCTCAATCTCTTCGGGCCGGGCGCCCGGAAGATGCGCGAGGGAATGCAAGACGGCGAGTGCTTCTTCTACCGCATCAACGATCTCTCCAACGGCAAGCGCGGTCGCTCGGACCTGCTCTCGGCCATCGACTTCGCCGACGCCTATGAGCAGCTCCTCTTCGGTGAGGTCGAAGGCGCTGTCGCCAAGCGTATGGTGACATGGGACGTGACCGTCAAGAACGCAACCAGCGAGGAAGTCGAGGAACGCGCCCGCTCCATCGTTCCGCCGCAACCGCTGTCCGTTCGCGTTCACAACGATGCCGAGGAATGGGAGTGCTTGACGCCGGACCTCAAGTCGTCGGACGCGGAGACGACGTCCCGACTTATCCGCAATCACATCCTCGGCGGCGGCACGGTTCCCGAGCACTGGTTCGGCGGCGGCGGCGACGTCAACCTTGCAACGGCGGGCGCGATGGGCGAGCCCACTTACAAGGTGTTCAGCCAGCGCCAACGGCTCCTGAAGGCGATCCTCGAAGACGTCGCGCGCTATGTCATCCGCCGCCGCCTCGAAGCGCTCAGCGTGAGCGAGTTCGCCGAGGAACCCGAGTATCAGCCGCGCGCCATTTTCCCGGAACTCACCGCCCGCGACGTGGCGAAATACACCACCGCCCTTCAACAAGTCGTCGTCTCGGCCGCGCAAGCGGTCAACGCCGGCATCATGGCGGAGGAAACGGCGGTGAAACTCATCAGCCTCATCGCCGGGTCTCTCGGTCTCGAACTCGATCCGGCCGAAGAACTGAAAGCCGCCCGCGCCGACGCGGCGCGACGCAGCGAGCAGGATGCCTTCATCGATCCGCCGGCATCGCCGCTCGCCGACCCGTCACCGGCTCCGTCCGAGCCGGTCTTGCGGGGCGCGGCGTGACAACCGATGCCGAGCGCACCAAGCGCTTTGTCAAGGCGCGCGAGCAGCGGTTGAAAGCCGCCATAGATTTGCAACGCGACACGGCCGGCGAGGTCAAGAAGGCTCTCGCCAAGGCCGAGCGCGATATCAAGAACATACTGGCGGCGGCCCCGAGCGACTTCAGGCAGTGGCATCTCACCCAACTCCAGGAGAGCGTCAAGCGCGCGTTGATCGCCATCGACCCCGCTGCCGCCGCTGCTGTGCAAGGCGGCATCGATACGGCGTGGAGCGCGGGACGCGACCTGATCGACGGATCGTTCGCGGCGGCGGGCGTCGACATCTCCGCCGATCTCGTTGCGATCGACACACGCCGCCTTCTCGCCATGCGCGCCTTCACGACCGATCGCATCGGCGACGTGACGGCGAAGCTCGTGAACAGGATCAACAGCGAGCTGGCGCAGACCGCCATCGGAACGCAGACGCCTTTCGAGGCCGCCGAGCGCGTTGCCGGCATTCTCCAGTCGGGCGGCGTGAAGCGGGCGGGCGTCATCGTGCGGACGCAGCTCGGTCAGGCGTTCTCCGTCGCGGCGCAGGAACGCAAGGAACAGGCCGCCGCCATCGTGCCCGGGCTCAAGAAGCAATGGCGCCGCTCGGGCAAGCTGCATAGCCGCTTCGAGCACGATGCGATCGACGGGCAGGTCAGGGACATCGACAAGCCCTTCGATCTCCCCAACGGCGTCACCCTCATGCACCCCCGCGATCCGGCCGGCCCGCTCGGCGAGATCATCAATTGCGGGTGCAGCTCGCTCCCCTTCGTCGAGAGCTGGCAGGTCACCCGTCCGGGCCGTCAGCCGATCTCCGACGAAGAGCGCCAGGGGAGCCGTGGGAAGCGTCTGATCGCCGAAGCTTTCTGAGGGCCGCCAACGGCGCGCGCGACGCCGACATGGGCCGTCGTAGCCCCCGCACCCCCTTCGCGCGCCCAGACCCGTTTAATCCCCGTTTAACGGCGAAGCTAATTCGAGGGGCGGAACCCCACTTGCGCCCCGCCGGCGGAAGCGGCATGAAATTGGGGTCGGCGGACCCGAGCGGCGGAAGCGGTTCAGCCTAAATCCACACGCGGCCTTCATTCATGTTTGCGCACCATCAACATGGAGCGCAAGCGTGGCCAAACCGACAACGCCCGTGCCGACATCGAAGCCGGCAGCCCAGACCCAAGCCCCCTCCGAACTCACCCCGGCAACGGCGACCGATGCGAAGGCGTCGGGCGCGGATAATCCCGGCGGCCCACACGCTCTTTTCGGCGTTGGCGACGCGGCCTCAGGGCCGACCGTCGCCGAGCTGATTGCCGAGCGCGACGATCTCAAGATACGCGTCGCGGAACTCACCCGTGCCCTCGAAAAGGCGGAGGAAGCCGCCGCGATCTCGCAGGACAGGATCGTTGCGCTCGACGGCGAGTTGGCCGATCTCCGTCGCACCGTCCAGTCCGCCGCCGCTTCGGCCGCAGCCGAAGCAATCGCCTCCCCCATCGCCGCGCAAGAAATCCCGACGCCCGCCAAATGGGAACGTCCGACGCCGCTCACGACCGAGGAAGAGGCGCTGGCCGGAGCGCTCGGCATCGACCGTCATGACGTCTTCGCCGTCAACCTCAAGACCGGCACGATCGTCACGGTCGACGGCCGCCGCGTCGCCAACGCCGACGCCGGAAAGAGCGGGGAGGCCGGCGAATGAAGACCGCGCTTCGCCGCAAGCTTCTCGGCTCCAAGGGCCTCTCGGGCGTCCGCCTTCGGGAAGCCGATGAAACCGACATGATCGCGCTTCGCGATCTCATTCAGGGCGCGCTCCGCAAGCTCTTTCAGATCGGCGGCGAGGACGATCCCTGGCCGTGGGTTGTCGCCCTCTATCCCGACAGCGTCGTCGTCGAGCGCGACGGCAAGCTTCAGAAGTACCCCTATACCGTCGCCGGGACGGACGTCACCTTCGGCGCACCGGCCGAGGTGGTGCGCGAATTCGTGGCGGCGGGCGAGGCGAAGCCCGCGCCGGCGGGCGCGACTGCCGTGCTGATCGAGGCTGTCGGCGAAGCGGATCAGAACGCTTATCGCGTCCGCGTGATCCGTGCCGGCGCCTCGACCAACGGCAATTTCTATCCCGACGCCGTGTTGCGCGAGGCCGCGCCGCTCTTCAACGGCGCGCGCGTCTTCGTGAAATCCGACCGCGAGCATCTCGCGGCCGGCGGCAAGGACGTGCGCAATTTGATCGGCGCGCTCTCCGAAACCGCCTTCATCGAAGGCAAGGGCCGGGACAGCGGCGAGATCGTCGCCATCCTCACGCTCATCGTCGGCGACGACGATCCGATCGCCATTCGCCTGCGCGAGGCGGTCTCTCGCCGCCTTTCGCATCTCTTCGGCCTCTCGATCGACGTCGAGGGAACCGCCCGGAAGGGCGCGAAGGGCATCCGCATCGCGGAAGCCTTCACGAAAGTCCACTCCGTTGACCTGATCGTGGAGCCCGGCGCGGGCGGCCAGGTCATCTCCTTTGTCGAAGCCGCCGCCGAACCAAACTCAGGGAAAAAATTCATGGATCGCGACGCTTTGATCGCGCTCATCCAGAAGGCGAACGCCGCTCTTCTGGAAGGCAAAGACTTGACCACACTGACCGACGAGGAGCTGCAAGCGATCCTCTCGACCGCCTTGAAGCCCCAGCCCCAGACCCAGCCCGAACCGACGCAGCCGGCCAATCTCATCGAGGCGGTCGACGCGCGCATCCGCATGCGCGAACGCGTGAACGCGACAAGGCTGCCCGCCGCCGCCAAACAACGGGTGATCGACGACTTCGCGCAGCGTGCCATTTTCACCGAGGCGGACATCACCCAGCGCATCAAGGACGAGGCCACCTATCTGTCGACGGCCGTCGGTGCCGGCGGCGGTCACGTGCTCGACCTCGGCGCCGATCCCTTCATCGAAGCGGGCGAAGGACGGCCGGAGAAGATCGCCGACATGCTCGACGCCTTCTTCGACCCGAAGCACAAGGACCACAAGGACGCCCGCTCGTTCCGCGAGTGTTATATCGAGATCACGGGCGACCGCCATGTGACCGGCCGTGCCGGCAACGCGACGCGCTTCCGCGAAGCGACCGGCCTCGACAGCGCGGCCTTCTCCTCGGTGCTCGGCGACGGCATTCATCGCCGCATGATCGCCGACTATCGCGGCGCGGTCGATTACGACATGTGGCGGCTTCTGACGGGTGAACCCGTTCCCGCCACGGACTTCCGGACCCAGCAGCGCACGCGCTTCGGCGGTTACGGCGACCTCCCGATCGTCGCCGAGAAGGGCGCCTATGCCGGCCTGACCAGCCCGACCGATGAAAAGGCCGAATATGCGGTCCAGAAGCGGGGCGGCACCGAGTCGATCACGCTCGAAATGATCAAGAACGACGACGTCGGAGCGATCCAGCGTATCCCGACCAAGATTGCCCGCGCGGCGAAGCGCACGCTCTGCAAGTTTGTCCTCGACTTCGTCCGCACCAACCCCGTGATCTACGACGCCAAGGCGCTCTTCCATGTCGATCACGGCAATCTCGGCGCGGCGGCGCTCGATGCGACGAGCTTCGCGGCGCGGCGTCTCGCGATGGTGAAGCAGACGGAGTACAACTCGGCGGACGCCCTCGGCGTCGGTCCGAAGTACCTCTGGTGTGCGCCGGACCTTGAAGAGACGGCCCACAATCTCTTCAACCGCAGCACCAATCTCGACAAGACGTTCGTTCAGAGCCTCGTGCCCCAGATCGTTCCCGTCTGGTACTGGACGGATGCCAATGACTGGGCCTTGTCCGCCGACCCGCTCGACATTCCGATCATCGAGCTCGGGTTCCTCGACGGCAATGAGGAACCCGAGCTCTTCGTGCAGGACAGCCCGACCTTCGGGTCTCTCTTCTCGAACGACCAAGTGACTTACAAGCTTCGTCACATCTATGGCGGCAACGCCCTCGATTGGCGCGGCGTCGACAAGTCGGTCGTCATCTAAACAAGGGGGCAGGCCAGTGCTGGGCGACTTCCAGACCTTGACGTCCGATCTTCTCCGCGACGACGCCGCCCGCGTCGACGCGGGGCAGGTCGCGCGCGCCATCGCTCTGGCTGTCGCCCAATATGGCAAGGACCGCGAGCGCCGTATCGTCGAGGACGTGATCGCGCCTGGCGGCATGGCGATCGACCATCCGGCCGACGCCAAGGTTCTCGCCATCGAATATCCCGTCGGCGATATGCCGCCGACCATGCTCGGCCGGATGGAGTGGTATCCCTATCAGACGCCGGCGGAGCGCAAGGTCATTTTCCGGAACGCGTTCAACGCCGGCGAAACGCTGCGCCTGACGCTCGTGCGTGCGCATGAACTGACCGATACCGTCGATACGATCCCCGTTGGCGACCGGGAGGCCGTGGTGAGCTACGCCGCCGCCGTCCTCTTCGACCAGATCGCCGCCGAGACGAGCGGCGACGGCAATCCGACAATCCCGGCCGACACCGTCAATCATCAGGCAAAGCCGGAGAACTACGCCAAGCGCGCGGAGCGGCTCCGCCAGCGTTACTACGATCTCCTCGGCATCGACCCGAAACGCGTGCAGGCGGCGAGCGTGACCGTCATGCAACCGCTCGCCTCGACGACGGGCGGCGGGCGCCTTACCCATTATCGCGGGCGGAGGCGGCGGTGACGCCCGATCTCAAGGTCACATACGACGCCGCGAAGCTCATGCGCGTCCTCGAACGCGCACCCGACATCTTCGTCGAGGAGATGGCGGCGGCCACGACCGAGGGCTCCTTGTTGCTGGAGCGCGAGATTATCGAGCGCACGCCGACGAGCGGCGCCGGCACTTTGCGCGAAAGCATCGGCGCGATGCCGGTCGCGATCAGCGGCGTCCGCGTCGCCGGCGGCGTCGGCACCAGCATGGCACATGCGCTGCCCGTCGAACTCGGATCGCGCCCGCATTGGGCCCCGCTCGCACCCTTGCTCGACTGGGTCGAGCGCAAGCTCGGAAAGCGCGGCGACGATGCGGAAGACATCGCCAAGGCGGTGCGCTTCAAGATCGCGCAAGAGGGCACCGAGGGTGCATTCATGTTCCGCGACGGGTTTGCGGAGAACCAAAGCCAGGTCCTCGCGATCTATGACGCGGCGGCGACGCGCGCGCTCGCCCGCATCGAGAGAGGCCGCGCATGACGACGACGCTCGAAGCCGTCCGCCTCGCGATCGGAACGCGCATCGGCACGGTCGCCGAAGTCGGCGTCGTGCATCCCTACGAGCGCTATGCGAAGGCGGTGAAGGAATTCGCCGCGCTCTTCATGTGGCAACCGCCGACGCCGGGAGGCGGCGTGCCACCCGCGAAGGAACTCAGGGGATGGTTCATCCGCCGCGTGACGCGGCGCGAATTCGAGAAGACCTCGGTGCTTGTCCGCGTTGAGACGGGCTGGCTCATCAAAGGCTTCATGGCTTTACAGGACGGCCGCCAGACCGAAATCCTGATGGACTCTCTTGTGGAGCAGCTCTGCCTCGCCTTCCGCCGCGATCTCACGCTTGGCGGCGTCGTCGAGAACCCTCCGGTTGCGGAAGGCGTGCCGAGCGGCCTCCAGCTTGCCGAGAGCGGTCCCTACATGTTCGGCGGCGTGCTGTGCCACGGCGTCGAGCTTTCGCTGGCGACGACGCACTATCAGTCGACCGCGATCGATCCCGCGACGCTCGGCGATCTCAGAATTCTCCATGCGAACTGGGAACTGCCGCCGCGCGACGAGACCGGCCCGGCGCTTCCCGATGACGTCAATGCCGCCGCCACCGACGAAATCACCTATCCGGAGGAAGCCTGATCCATGTCCGCCCCTAAAACGCCACGACTGATCCACGTCACGCCCGCGCCCGACCGACTCGTCCATCTGCCGGGGACAAGGGAAGAGCTTCCGGCTGACGGCAGAAACGTCGAGGACGCATCCTTCTGGCGGCGGCGAGAAAGCGACGGCGACGTGATCGTCTCGGCTGCCGTGACCGAAACCGAGGTGCCTGCCTCGAAGTCCAAGCCCGCGAAGAAGGATTGATCGCAAATGAACGTCATCAACTTCAACGATATCCCGCTCGACCTCCGCACGCCGGGCACCTTTGTCGAATTCGACAACAGCCGCGCGGTGCAGGGCCTCGCGTTGATGCCGCACAAAATCCTGATCGTCGGCCAGAAGCTCGCGTCCGGCACCGCGCCTTCCAATCAACCGATCCTGATCTTCTCCGAGGCACAGGCGGCCGTACTGGCCGGTCAGGGCTCGATCGGTCATCTCATGGTGCGGGCGCTCCGCCGCACGAACAAGACGACGGAGACCTGGGCGATCTTCCTCGACGACGATGCCGCCGGAGTGAAAGCCGCAGGCAGCTTCACCTTCACGGCCGTAGCGGCCGGAGCGGGCACGCTCGCACGCTACATCGGCGGCCAGCGCGTCAAGGTCGGCATCACCGCCGCCATGACGGCCGCGCAGATCGCGACGGCCTTCGCCGCCGCCGTCAACGCGGCGGGCGACCTTCCCGTCGTCGCCGCCGTCGACGGTGTCGACACAACGAAGGTCAACGTGACCGCGAAGCACAAAGGCCTCACCGGCAACTCCATCGACCTTCGCGCCAACTACTATTCCGACGACGCGACGCCGGCGGGCGTTTCAGACGTGATCGCGCCGATGGCGGGTGGCGCGACAAATCCGGACGTTACCGCCGTCTTCGCGGCGATCGGCGCGGAGTGGTACACGACCGTCGCGATGCCTTATACCGACGCCGCCAATCTCACCGTGCTCGAAACCGAGCTGAAGGTGCGCTCCGGGCCGCTGATGATGATCGACACACTGGCCTATGCCTGCTCCGTCGGCGTTCAAGGCGCGCTCGCCGCCTTCGGCGTCACGCGCAACTCGCCCTTCGTCTCGACGATCGGCGTCAAGGCCCCGCTCGACACGCCGTGGGAATGGGCCGCGTCCTATGCGGGTGCCGCCGCCTTCGCCGCCGGCATCGATCCGGCGCAACCCGTCAGCGATATCCCGCTGACGGGGCTCAAGCCGCCCGCGATCACCGACCGTTTTACGCGCGAAGAGCGGGACATCCTCCTCCACAACGGCATCGCGACGTGGATCGTCGACGCAGGCGGGCAAGTGATCCTCGAACGCGCGATCACCATGTATCGGCTCGACACGCACGGGCTCGTCGACACCTCCTATCTCGACAGCGAAACGCTCCGGACGCTCTCGTTCCTTCGCTTCACGATGCGCGCGCGTTTCTCGCAGCGGTTCAAGCGCAAGAAGCTCGGCAAGGACGGGACGCCGGGTCCGAATGTCGTCACGCCGAAGGGCATTCGCGGCGAGATGATCGCGCTTTTCCTCGACTGGCAAGAGCTGGGCCTCGTCGAGGACATCGACCAGTTCAAGCGCGATCTCATCGTCGAGATTTCGGCAACCGACCCGAACCGCGTGAACGTCCTCATCCCGGCCAACGTGATCAACCAGCTCCGCGTGCTCGCCGGTCAGATCCAATTCATCCTCTAAGGGAGGCTCTAAATGGCGCAGTTTCTCGGCCGTGCGAAGATCACGGCCAACGGCACCACCATCGAGACGAACAAGGGCGCGACCCTCGATCTCGGCGGCATCAAGAACAACACCGTCGTCACGGGCACGAAGGTCGGTCGCGCCGAGGAACTCGTGCCGGCAACCGTCGAGTGCGAGACGAGCCTCGAAGCCGGCATGTCGCTCGAAGAACTGCGCAACCTCAAGGAAGCGACGGTGATCTTCGATTGCGACACGGGCCAGTCCTACGTCATCCGCAACGCTTTCCGCACCGACACCATCACGATGAAAGACGGTGACGGCGGAAACGTCTCGCTCAAGGTCGCGGGCGACCCGGCCGAGGAGCTGATGTGATGTCGGAGGTCTTCCTCAAGCATCCGCTCAAGCGGGTCACGAAAGAGACGGGCGAGGTTGTCGAGGTCATCGAGAGCGTCACCGTGACAAAATTGCAGACGGGCGCGCTCCTCAATGCCCTCGACGAGGCCGGCGAGCGCCAGGGCTCTCTCATGCGCCACCTGATCTCACAGTCGACACGGTTGACGCACGAGCAGGTGAACCGGCTCGACCTCGACGACTTCGCCGCCATCTCAGCGGAGATGGAGCGTTTTTTGCCCTCTTCCCTCCGGATTGGAGGGACTGCCTCGAACTCATCGCAGGAACCTTCGGCATCCCGACCGGATGGGAAAGCTGGGGAGCCGTCGAGCTGACGTTCTGGACGGCGCGCGCGAGGGCGTGGCAGGAGCGGCTGCAAAAGTCAGGGTGAACGATGAAGCTGAGCGTCATTCTCGAAGCGATCGACCGGGTCACCAAGCCCGTACGCGCGATCACGTCGACGGTGCGCCGGCTCAACACCGAGTTGGGCCTCGCGCGCCTCGCCGGCTCCGTCGGCCGCGTCGGCACGGCTTTCGGCAAGGTCGCAAAGGAAGCCCGCGAGACCGCCTTGAAAGTGACCGCCGCCGTGACGCTGATCGCCGGCGGCCTTCTCGGATTGGTCAAGCGGTCGGCCGACGCGGGCGATGCCGCCGCCAAAGCCGCCCAGCGCATCGGCATCGGGGTCGAAAGTTATCAGCGCCTCGGGCATGCCGCCAACCTCGCGGGATCGAGCAACGAAGAGCTGGGGCTCGGCCTCACGCTCTTCAACCGTCAAATCACCGCCGCCGCGCGCGGCAATAAGGCCGCCAGCTCCGAGTTTCGCCGGCTCGGCATCAGCATCAAGGATGCGAATGGCAAGGTGAAGCCGACCGAACAGCTCTTCGGCGAAATCGCCGAGCGGCTGTCCAAGATGCCGGACGGCGCGAGGAAGACGGCGATCGCCATGACGTTCTTCGGCCGCTCGGGGGCGAACCTCATTCCGACGCTCAATCTCGGCGCGGCGGGTCTTCGCCAAGCGGCCGACGAGGCGGAGCATCTCGGCGTCGTCATCGGCGGAGCGGCGTCGAAGCAGTCCGAAGACTTCAATGACAATCTCTCGCGGCTGCAATCGTCCGTCTTTGGCGTCTTCAACACCATCGCCTCGTCTCTCATTCCGATCCTCAACCCGCTCATCGTCAACATGACCGAGTGGGTGGTGGCGAACCGGGCGCTCATCGGCACGCGCGTTCAGGCGTTCCTCGCCGCTCTCCCCGCCGTCATCTCTTCCATTCGCGACGCCGCAAAACTTCTCCTCGCGGTGCTGAGGCCGATCGTCTCGTTGTTCAGGCTCGTGGCGAGCGTCATCGGGCCGACGAACGCCGCCATGCTCATCTTCGGCGGCATCGTCGCCGGGAAGCTGGTGATCTCGGTCGCCCAGCTCGGCTTCGAGCTTGGGGGGCTAGCCAAGGCTTTTACGCTCACGTCCTTGAGCGTTGGCAAGCTCGTCTTTGGCCCGGTGATCGCGGCCGTGTGGAATTTCGTCACCGCGATCCGGGCGGGCTATGGCGGCATGGCCGCCTTCAATCTCGTCCTCTCGGCCAATCCGATCGGCGCCGTCATCATCGCCGTCACGGCGCTCGCCGCCGCCGCTTTTCTCATTTACCGCAATTGGGGCGCCATCGCGCCTTGGTTCGGTCAGCTCTTCGCGGCCCTTGAGAAGATTTTCGGCGGCTTCGTCGACTTCATCGCGGGCATCTTCACGCTCGACTTCGGCCGGGCATGGGATGGCGTGGCGACGATCTTCCAAGGCTTCGTCGATTGGTTCAACACGCTCTTCGGCGGCGTGATCGGCACGATCAACGCCTTCGGAAGCGGCGTTAAACGGGTGGCGAGCCTCGTCGGCCTTTCGAGCGGCACAGGCGCGGCGTCAACCGCCGCCACGGGTGGGTCGCCCGCGCGAGCGGCCGACGTTCCCGTTGCCGCGCGAACGCAGGTCGGCGGCGAGCTACACGTGCGTATCGACAGCGAGGGGACGCCGCGCGTCGTGTCGGCCCAGAGCAACAATCCACGTGTGCCGCTCACCGTCGATGCCGGAAGGGTCATGCCATGAGTGCGCGCATCGCCTGCATCGTTCCCTTTTGCGGGCGCACGGCGCCGGCCGAGAAGTACGCGGGTTGCGAAATCATCTGCGCCAAGCACTGGCGGATGATTTCGCGCCAGACAAGGGCCTTCAAGGCGAGCGCCGAGCGCCGACACAGGAAATTCCTTCGGCGGCGGAAAATGGCCCTCGCGCAAGGCGATCTCGCGCGTCAACTCGTCCTCGCCCGCGCGCTCGACCGAACCCATGCCGCCTGTCTTCGGGCATGGAACGATTGCAGGCGCGAGGCCATCGAAGCGGCAATGGGGATCGCATGAGCGGGAAAGGTTTCTTCGACACGCTCCGCCCGGCCAGTTTTCGCGGCATCAGCTTCGAGGTCGAGACGGCCGAGAAAAGCTTCGGCCCGCGCGTCTCCGTTCATGATTTCATTTTGCGCGACGACGTCTCGCAGGAGTTTCTCGGCAAGCTTCCGCAGACCTTCATCATAGAGGCGATCCTGAACGGCGACGACGTCGTCGCCCAGGCATCGCGCCTCGAAGACGCGCTTTCGGAACAAAGTCCCGGCCGTCTCGTTCACCCGCTCTATGGCGAGATCGATGCCGTCGTCGTCGGCGAAGTGCGCTCACGCTACTCGACGGCGGAAGGCCGCATCGTTCGGCTCTCGATCCCCTTCCAGCGGGCCGGCGGCCAGCCGTCGCCGATCGCCACGCCCGACACGGCCGCCGCCGTCTCGTCGTCGTCGGACGCCGCTCTCGCGGCGGTCGCGGACGACTTCGCGCGCAGCTTCTCGACCTCCGGCGCGGGCTTTGTCGGCGACGAAGCACAGACGCTCATCCGTTCCCTGTCGGCCTCGACGCTGACCTCGATGCGCTCGGGCGGTCTCACCGGATTGCTTTCGGCGGGCGGCATCGGTTCCGGACTTGCCGGGCTCGCCGCGATCCTTCCCGGAGAGATGACCGACGCCCGTGCGCTCGGCGCTCGGCTGACCGGCGTTTTTCGGGGACCATCCAAGGCAACGGGCCTCCCGATCAGCGATACGCTTCTCTCGATCGCGGAGCCGACCGGCCTCGGGACGGGCTTGCCCGTGCCCGTCGCCAACACGCCGGCCCGCCTCCGCGCCGCGCAAAATCAAACGGCCGTCATCACCGCCCTGCGTGCCGGGGCGGCGATCGAGGCGGCGCGTAGCGGCATGATCGAAGGCTGGGCAAGCAAGAACGACGCTCTCGCATGGCGCGACCGCACCGGCCTCGCGCTCGATCTCGTCGCCGACGCGGCGGCCGAGGCCGATGGCGATGCGAGTTGGCGCGCGCTCACGGACTTGCGGGTGGCGGTGACGCGCGACGTCGCCACCCGCGCGGCGCCGCTTCCGCAACTGGCCGTTTTGCGGCCGCTCCGCACGACCTCCACAAGCCTGCTTGCCTATCAGGTCGATGGCGACGACCTGACGGGGCTCTTCGATCGCGGCGCCGATATCGCGCGGCGGAACCGCGTCAGACATCCGGGCTTCGCAAGCGGCGGCCAGGAGCTGGAGGTTCTGGTCGATGGCTGAAAACATTTCGCTCGCGATCGCCGGGCAGCTCTATGGCGGCTGGAAGGGGATCGAGCTTCAATCCTCCATCGAACAGGGCGCGACCATCTTCAACCTCTCGGTGACGGAGAAGTGGGCGGGGCAAAAGACGCACCGTCCGATCGTGCCGGGCTCACCGTGCAAATTGCTGATCGACGGCGCCGCGATCGTCGATGGCTACATAGACGACGTCGAGGCCGATTACGACGCGGCCAGCCACGAAATCAGATTGCCCGGCCGATGCCGCATCGGCGATCTCGTCGACAGCGCGGCCGTTGTCGACGGCGATCATGAATATCTGGACATCGGGCTTGGCGAGATCGCGGCACGCATCGCCAAGCCCTTCGGCGTCGCCGTGCGGGCGGAAGTCGGCCTCGGCGCACCGTTCGCGCGCTTCGCCATTCAACCGGGCGAGACGGCATGGGAAGCGATCGAGCGTGCCTGCCGGTATCGCGCCGTCCTGCCCAATGGCGACGGCCTCGGCTCGCTCGTCCTGACACGGGCGGGGCGCGGCGGAAGGGCCGCAGGCGCGCTCACGCTGGGCGAGAACATCGAGCGTGCCACGGGCACGTTCAGCTATCGCGAGCGCTTCAGCCTCGTCGTCGTGCGCGGCCAGCAGGAGAACGTGGACGGCGTCGATCCCGAAGTGGCGGTGTCGCCCGAGGGGCGCGCGAAAGACCCGTCGGTGAACCGATATCGCCCGACCGTCATCGTCGCCGAGCAAGCCGGCGGCGAGGTGAGTTTTGCCGATCGCGCGGCATGGCAGGTGCGCTTCGCGCGCGGTCGCTCGCGGAGCGTGAGCTACACGGTGGCGGGCTGGCGCGACGCGGGCGGCGAGCTCTGGCGGCAGAACACGCTCATCCCGGTGGTCGATCCCTATCTTGGCATCAACGAGGAGCTGCTCATCGTCTCGGTCGGCCTCACGCTCGACGAGAACGGCTCGCACGCCGATCTCAAGCTCGCCCCCCGGGATGCTTACGACCTGTTGCCGGAGCCGGAGCCGGAAACGGCGGATACCAGTTTGATGGGTGTGGAATGAAGGCGGTCAAGCGCATGCTGGAGCCGCTGCGCCAGCGCGTCATGCTGATGGTCGCGAAGGCGATCGTGAAACTCGTCGAGGACGGCGGTGAGCTCCAGCGCTTGCAGGTGGCGTTGCTCGCCGGCGAGGTGCGCAACGCCGCCACGCGCATCCAGAATTACGGTCATAGCGCTTATCCGTTCGCGGGCTCGCTGGCGCTCGTCGTCTTTCCGGGCGGCAATCGCGATCACCCGCTCGTTGCCGCGCTCGACGATCCGCGCTACCGGCCGCGCGATCTCCGAGAGGGCGAGGTCACACTTTATGACGATCTCGGCCAGCGCGTGTGGTTGACGCGCGATGGCATCGTCATAGAGGCCGCGAACCTGCCGGTCACGATCAAGAACGCGCCGAAGGTCAGGTGCGAAACGCCGATGTTTGAATGCACCGGCGAGATCAAGGACCGTAGCGACACCGACGGCATGACCATGAGCGGAATGCGTTCCGTCTACAACGACCATCACCACCCGGGCGACAGTGGCGGCATTACCGGAACTCCGAATGAGGAAATGGTGCCGTGATTGCGCTCCGCTGGAATGACGAGCTGATGACCGGCGACCTTGCCGTCGACGCGGGCGGGATCGCAACCGACAACACGCTCGCGACCGCCGTCCTCCTCTCTCTCTTCACCGACCGCCGCGCCCGCGCGGACGATGCGCTCCCCTCCGGCGATAACGACCGTCGCGGCTGGATCGGCGATGCGCTCTCTTCCGTCGATGGCGATCTCTTCGGATCGCGGCTCTGGCTTCTGCGCCGGGCGAAGCAGACCGAGGAGACGCGGCGGCGCGCCGAGGAATATGCGCGCGAGGCGCTCACATGGCTGATCGATGAGAATGTCGCGACCGAGGTAAGGGTCTCGGCCGTCTGGCGCGCGCGCGGATGGCTCGGCCTCGCGATCGCGATCGAACTGCGCCAGGGCGGCGTCGGAAATTTCGAGTTCAGCGCGGCGGCCGGTCTCGGCGATACGTCGGAGGCCGCCTGATGCCCTATGCCCGCCCAACACCCGTCGAAATCCGCGACCGGCTGTCCGGAGAGGTTGAACGGCAGTTCGACGGCGCCGATCCTCGCCAGCGCCGCTCGGTCGAAAGCGGCATCGTCCGCGCGACGGCGATCGCGAGCCATGAGCTGCACGGGCACCTCGACTGGAACGCAAAGCAGCTCTTCGTAGACACATGCGATGACGATCGGCTCGACCGTCACGGCTCGCTTCTCCGCCCGCCCGTGACCCGGACAGACCCTTTGGCCGCCGCCGGCCTCGCGACTTTCACCGGCGCAGCCGGTTCGGTCATCTTCGCCGGCACGGAGCTGCGCCGCAGCGACGACGAGCGTTATCTCACTTCCGCCGATGCGGCGATCGGCGTCGGTGGCAACGTCGCCGTGGCGATCGCGGCGACGAAGGCCGGAGCGGCCGGCAACGCCGCCATCGGAACGCGCCTCACGCTCATCGCGCCGATCGGCGGCGTCGCGTCCGTGGCGATCGTCGCGAACGACGGCGCCGGCAATGGCGTCATCGGCGGCGCGGACATCGAGGGACCGGACAGCTATCGCGCGCGGATCATCGAGCGCATGCAGGAGCCGGCCGACGGCGGCAATGAAGCGGATTGGCGCGGCTGGGTGCAGGACGTCGTCGGCAAGACGAAGGTGTGGGTCTATCCAGCTCATATGGGCCTTGGCACCGTCGGCGTCTCGTTCATCATGCCCGACGGCTCGATCCCCACCGCGCCGGTGCTCGCCGCCGTCGCCGCCTGGCTCGACGAAGTGCGGCCGGTCACCGCCGCCGTCACCATCTTCGCGCCCGTCGTCGATCTCATCGACTTCACGATCGCGCTGACGCCAGACACGGCCACGCTCAGAACGCTCGTCGCCGCCGAACTCGGCGACATGATGATCCGGGAGGCGGAACCCGGCGGCACGCTCCCGCATTCGCGCCTCGCCGAAGCCATCAGCGCGGCGGCTGGCGAATTTAGCCATGTACTCACCGCGCCGGCCGGCGATGTCGCCTCCGCCGCCGGACACATCGCGCGGCTCGGCAACATCGCATGGGGCGCCTGATGGACGGGGCCGCCTACACCGATCAACTTCAATCGCTCCTGCCGCGTGGGCTCGCCTGGCCACGTGAGCCCGAAGCGGCGCTTACCAGGCTCATCGGCACCGTCGGCACCGAGCTGGCAAATGTCGATCGGCGCGCCCGCAATCTGATCGAAGAGGCGGACCCGCGAACGACGCTGGAACTGCTTGCCGACTGGGAGCGCGTGCTCGGGCTTCCCGATCCATGCGCGGGCGATGTTCAGACGCTGGAAGGCCGCCGCGAGCGCGTGGTGCAGAAGTACACGATGCGCGGCGGCCAGTCCCGCTCGTATCTCATCGGGCTCGCCGCCGCGCTCGGCTACGAGATCACAATCACGGAATTCGACCCGGCGACGTGCGAGAGCGCATGCGACACTGCGATTTATTCGGCCGAATGGCGCTTCGTCTATCGCGTCAATGCACCCGAGGTGACGATCCGCGTCGCAAGCTGCAATTCGGGCTGCGACGAGCCCTTGCGGAACTGGGGCAACGAAGTCCTTGAGTGCAACATCCGCCAGCACACGCATTCCCATCTTCACGTCCTTTTCAGCTACGGAGCGAACTGATGCAGCGCATCGACACGGTGACGAAGGCAGCCGATCTCTTCGGTGCCGGCAAACACGGGTGGAGGGACGGCGATCCGTTGACAGCCACTCCACCGACCTACATGAACGCCGCGATCTGGAACGCCATTCAGGAAGAAATCGCGAACGCGATCGAGGGCCTGCTCGGTCCTCTCAACGGAAACGACCGCACGCAGTTGAAGCAGGCGATCCTCGCGGCGGCGGCCGGCAAGGTTTCCAAGACCGGCGACACGATGTCCGGACAGCTCGACATCGCCACGGCCGCCGAGGGCGCCATTTTGCGGCAGACGAGCAACGGGCTGGGCGCCGGTGGCTCGCATGCCCGGCTGCGCAGAGGTGACGGCACAGGCAAATTCGCACAACTCGTTTCTGTCGGTGACGGAGACAACGGTCTGACCGAAGTGCAGATCAGGTTGCTCACGGCCGCCGCTGCCATCTCGGCCAACTTCAAATTCAAGGAGAGTGGTCGCTTCGAACTCGGTACCGACCCGGCGCTTGCGCTCGAAGCGGCGACGAAGCAATACGTCGACTCGGCGGTTATCTCCGGCGTTTTCGGCAAAGGCGCGAACTATGCACTTGTTGCCGCCGACAAGAACGCTGTGATTTCTTTTACCGTGGGGGGCCTAACACTGACTGTGCCAGCCGCAAATACTTTTGGCTCCGGCTGGACTTTCTGGGTGGTAAATCGCGCCGATCACGCCGGCGATATAACGCTGTCGTCACCCTCTTTATTTTATGGCGGTGTGCAGAACGCAAACTCGTTCCAACTGAAGCCGGGCGAGAGCGCCCGTATCACATCAGATGGTGGCGCTTGGCTTGTTCATACAAACACGAATAGCGTGGCGTTGGCGACCGCCGCCGAGGCCCAGGCATTTACGGCCGGCAAGATCATCGACGGCGCCGCGCTGAACACCGCTCTCAAGGGTGGCAATCAATCGCTTGCCACCAACGGTTATCAAAAGCTTCCCGGCGGTCTCATCGTTCAATGGGGTTTCTCGGCGGTGACCGGGCCCGGGTATCAGGCGATCACGTTCCCCATCACGTTCCCCAACGCCTGTCTGTCGATGCAGAATTCCGCCAAAACGAACAGCGCGGTACTGGCCAACAACTACAGCAACGTCGTCAGTTTCTCTGTGACGGGGGCGACGATCGGCCGCGACGATCAGGGCTCCTATTGGCTCGCCATCGGCTATTGAGGAAAGACCATTATGTACTATTCAGCATCGACGGGCGGCTTCTACGATGACGCCATTCACGGCCCGCGCACGCTCGCCATACCGGACCCCAACTGGCAACGCCCGACCACGACGATCCCCGATCCGGCGTGGACACGTCCGCTCAAATCCGTTCCCGACATGGACGCGCTGGCGCCGTTTGTCATCATCGACGGCGAGGAAGTTCCCGACCCCAATTGGACCCGTCCGACGATCGATGTCCCCGACATGGATGCGACGCCGCCGCTTGTCGACGTTCCCGACATAGGCGCCGAGCACCCGCTCGTGGAGATCGAAAACGCGGCGACGAAAATTCCCGCCGACGCCGTCGAGATCACGGCGGCTGAGCACGCCGCCTTGCTCGCCGCACAGACCAACGGTCAGCACATAGCGGGCGACACCGGCGGCAGGCCGGTTGCCGTAGACCCGCCGCCACCTTCCTCGTCTGACGTCACCAAGGGCCAGATCGCCGCACTGGAGGCGGCCGTGACCCCGCGCCGAATGCGTGAAGCCGTGCTTGGCACGGACGGCGGATGGCTGGCGGACGTCGATACACAGATCGCGGCGCTCAGGGCGCAGCTATGAACGCACAACAAAGAACCGTGGCTAAACATGTACTCCGCCCTCGCCTTGCGGAGGTGCTCGCGACACCGGAGCATCTCCTCTTCGCGCCGACGCGGCAGAGACGCGACATCGCCGAGCGCCGGGCTTTGGGGATGTATCTCGCGGGCATCACACTCAATCTTGGCTATCGGGAGACCGGCCGTCTGTTCGGCCGCGACCGCACCACGGTGCGCCACGCCATGCGCAGGGTCGAGGATATGCGTGACGACCGGAACTTCGACGCGCTGTGCAACAAGCTGGAGCATGATCTCCGGTTTGCGGTCAACTCCAACGGAGAACTTCAATGAGAGACACACTTCCCGACGGCAAGGTTCTCAAGTCGGACATGCACGCGCCAGCGAAGGGCATGGAGGTCACCCACGCCCGCAATCTCGATGCGCCGTGGATTACGGAAGTGCCTTTCGCGGCCCGGCACAAATCGGTGACGATCGCTCCGGCCGACCCGGCGGCGTTCGCGCTCAGCACCCAAAAGCCGGCGGATGCGACACGGGTCATGTTGCAGGTCAACGGCGAAGTGAAGTGGAGGCTCGACGGGGACGACGCGAAGCTGGCGGCGGGACAGGGCTTCATGACCGGCGCTCGCGAGATGCTTTTTTTCGCTGGAGACAATCTGGAGCACTGCATCTTTCGGGCTTTGGCCGGCGCCGTCAATTTCGAGATGTATTTTTACTGATGCCCGGCGTCGGGACCGCACACGGATCGATGAACGAGTTCCGCTCTGATGAGAGCGGGGGGATGGGCGCGTCAACGCCCAGAGCCGCGAGGGTGAAACTCGCACGAACAGAACCGGCCGGTTTTCTGGCCATCCCCGCACCCGTGTCACGGGCGGGGCAATGTAGGCGGTCCTTGCGAATGGAGTCTAGAGCAGTAAATAAGCGCGTTCGGAAGCTGGCGCCTGCCGCGCCCTATGTCGGCGGCAAGCGAAATCTGGCGGGCCGGATCGCCGGGCTGATCGAGGCGATCCCACACAAGACCTATGCGGAGCCTTTTGTCGGCATGGGCGGCGTGTTCTTCCGTCGCGGTGCGGTGCCGGCGAGCGAAGTGATTAACGATTACAGCGGCGACGTGGCGACGTTCTTCCGTATTCTCCAGCGGCACTACCCGCAATTCATGGAGACGCTGAAATTCCAGATCACGAGCCGGGCGGCTTTCGAGCGCCTCGTGGCGACCGATCCAGGCCTTCTGACCGATCTCGAACGCGCGGCGCGCTTCATCTACCTCCAGCGCCTGAGCTTTGGCGGTAAGGTCGCGGGGCGCTCCTTTGGTGTTGCTCTCGGCCAAGGCGCGCGGTTCAACATCAACACCCTCGCGCCGCGACTGGAAGAGCTGCATGAGCGGCTGGCGGGTGTGGTCATCGAGCGCCTCGACTTCGAGAAGTTCATCGACACCTATGACCGGCCGGACACGCTCTTCTATCTCGATCCGCCTTACCACGGGACCGAGCGCTACTACGGCGCGGACCTCTTCCGACGGGCCGACTTCGAGCGGCTGGTGGCGGCCCTGGGCCGCATCAAGGGGCGCTTCGTGCTCTCGATCAACGACAGCGGCGAGACGCGCGCGATGTTCGCTCGCTTCAAGATAGCTCGGGCGAAAACGACCTACGCCGTCGGCGGCGGAAAGACGACGAAGGCAGCGAGCGAGCTGATCGTCACGAACTGAAGGGCCACCGGGCGGCCACGCTCTTTGACATTGTGAAGACGAGGGGTCGGCCGCAGTTGACGGGCTGGCGGTCGGCCCCGAATATCGCTTGGCCGGACCACGCAAAAAGGGGGGGCCTATGCGCCATCTGATGATCGCCACCGCTGCCGTCGTGCTCGCTGCAACAGCGGCCCGTGCGGAAGAAAAGACGGTCACCGTCAATATGCCGAAGGCACAGATTGAGACCTTGCAGGCGATCGAGGACGGGAGGGTGGCTTACGGGAGCTGCCCCAACGAGTTGAAGTGCTCGACCGTGAAGAAGGAGCGGAACCGACAGGTGGTCAAGGCCACGAGCCGGGGAAAGATCGCCGGCTGGTTTGGACAGATTGCCGGGTTGGAGACGACGGGGAACGGCGAGGCGATCGTGATCATCGCGGTCCCCGACCGCAAGGTGACCTTCGGGACATGGAACAACGGTTTCTCCGACGTCTCGGACCGGACGCTCATCAAGAGCGGTTCCAATCTCTATGAGAAGCTCTCCGACATGAGCGAAGGCCAATGGGTGAAGTTCTCTGGCCGGCTCGTCCGGGAAAGGTCGCTGACGGAGGCCGGAAGCATGGACGAACCCGCCTTCATCGTCCGGTTTTCCGACATTTCGGCCGTCACGGAGAAAGACGCGGTCGCTCAATAG